GCCGATAATCTCATCCCACGCCCTCAAGGTTGTTCCCATGCCTCTAGAGCAGTCTCGCGCAAGGCAGAATAATGCAACCCTGTCTTTTGTGCTGTCTGCGTTGTCCGCCGCTTCCTTCGCATAGTGGCCGATCAGCTTTAACATAGTCGGGTTCTTGTCGTATCTGTCCGCAAAGCCGAAATAATCATCTACCGTCAGAATGCCGGTTTTCATCAGCTCAAGCGCGTTATTGTCAATAGCGGAGGGGTCGGCAAGGTTGCTCGTCTGCACTTCCTTTTCCAGTGCGCGGCGGAGGTCTGCGGCCTTCGCGTCGAACTCCGCCCAGATGCGAACCGCTTCTTTGCGCAGGTTTGTTTCTGCATCTTGGAGCTGGAGCGTGACAATCTGCTTTTTCATCGCGTCCGTTCCCGCGTCCTGCATGGCCTTTCGTGCCTGCTCTACTGCGTTATACGCGGCGGTGTATTTTTCCCGTGCCTCCTTGAAAGCGGTGTCAAGGTCTTTTGCAAAGTGGTTATACTGGCTCATTTCGTAGTCCTTTCTGTTGCAAATAGGGTGCAACTCCCATTGTCGTACATCATACAGTTATTGCCGCAGGCCATCCCGCCGGATAGGGGGCAACGTTTCCCGGTCTGTGCCGTTCCTGGCCTGCATCTGTCCCCGCTCATAAAGGCGCAGTCATCACCCCGGCAAACGGGGTCTATGGCCGTTGAAAATGGGCAGGACTTCCGGCGGGGCGCTGGTTCATAACTGTGGGTTGGCGATTCTGTCCCCATCGGTACAGTTCCGAATGTGGTATGAACCATCGGCATATATTCTTTGCAAGCTTCCCCCATCCATCTGAACCGCTGGCCGTTGCTGTCAACTTCCGGGTATTGATCAAAAATAGACATTTTTACACCTCCTTATCAATCGTCTTCGTGGAAAACCGTCTTTTTACCTTCTGAATCCTTGAACAAAGTAGCTGATTCATAGCTCACCTCAAAAAGCGGGGTGTGGTATCCTGTATGATCTTTCAGCAGTTCAAGATTTGCGTCATACATGGCGCAGTAAGCGGGGATGATCTGCTTGTTCCACGTCTGTTCATCAATCGCGTGGGAACAGTGCGGGCATTCTCTGGCCTTGCCATATCGAATGTCCCGGCGGTAAACCGCCCAAATGCCGCCGCAGTAGTGGCATTTGATTCGTAAATAGCCCATATTTTCACCCCCTTCCCTATGCGGAAACGCCCTTTTTGTAAATCACACGGTCAAGAGCATAGGCAACGGCGTCGATCGTGTGGTTATCCTTATCCGGGAGAACGGAAAGAAAGTTTCCATCCTTATCCGTGGCATAACTGTAGTTTACAAACTCCCGGTATGCTTCGGGGGTTCGCTTCGGGTCAATGACAATGCGGCGGTGCTGTAACCATTTCACGCGGTATTCCACACACCCGGGGAATTTCCTGCATGGTATGCACTTGATCCCCTCGGCCTGAATGTCGGCGATACTCTTAGGCTCCGCGCAATCGGCGGTAATGGTGTACTGCTCCGTATACTCGCCCACATAATAGGCATAGCTTACTTCCTGGCTCCTGTCGTAGTGGCGGCGCTTGATCTCGGCGGCGATCTGCCTGTTTGACCAGTGCCGTTCATAAATTTCATCCAGAAAATAAACGGTGTCGGTCTTTCGGTCATAGGCCACACGCATACAGGCGCAAGGGTCAACCGCGAAACCGAAGTCAAGCCCCATGAAGATATAGCCCATCTCGTTTATTTCTGCGTCTGTGATCTCCCCGATTTCCAAATTGGGGAATACCTCGCCGCCCGTTCCGGTTGCTATGCCCATGTATTCATGCTCATATGCCTTGTAATTCAGCGCTTTCAACCGCTCGGCCTCATACAGAAACGCTTCACCCAGCCACTCCGGGGGAACTTGCGTGTAGTTAGTCAGCAGTGTGACGGCCTTTTCGTCCGGCTCCTGTATGAATACGTTCGCCCAGTTGTTGGCACTGATGGGAGGGTTAAAGCTACGAAAAACAATTGCGCTGCTGCCCTGGCCTCTCAAGACAGACTGCATAACATTTCGGGTGAAGTTGGCGCCGGGAAGCTCTGAAAATTCCTCAAGCCAGATATAGCGGAATGTACCGCGCCGGGGTTTGATGGATTTCAGCTTGCTTGCATCGTCCAGACCACGGAAAAGAATTTCCTGCCCGGTGGGAAGATATGTATAGCTCATGGGGCTTACACGCCCCCGCCACAGGTGAGAAACGCCCAGCGTGTCTATTGCCCAGCCGATTTGTGAATAGCAGCTATCGCGCAGGGTGTTTCCCACGGCACGGAATACAATGGCGTTTGATTCCCCATCCTGCATGATTCCGCTGACGATCTCCACAGACACAAACGACGATTTGCAGGAACCGCGCCCGCCGGGGAGGTTGTATGTGCTGTGTCTCCCGGCTTTGACGTCCTCGTGTAAGGGGTAGTATACAGGCGCTATGTGCTGCTTCACGTCGATGCAGTCGATCAGGGCTTTTGCTTCCTGCTGCCGCCGTCTGGCGGCATTGCTTGCCCTCACACGGCTTTTTAATCGGTCATAATACATCGGATTCCCCCTCGGTGCTTTCCAGCTCTCTGAGAATGTCGTTGAACTCGGAGAACCGCAGTGCGTAGTCAAGCAAGGTTCTGGCGGCTGACACTTGAGTGATACTGGATTCTTCATCGTCCGCCACGATCTTGCCCAGCCGGTCTATTGCAGCGGTCAAATTCTGCTGCAGCTGCCGGGTTGCGCTGTCCATGATTCCGGCGGCGGCCTGTTTATAGGCCGCCCGGAACTCCGGGTCATCGAAATAAGTGCGCATAGTACGCTCTGAAATACCTGCCGCTTTGGCCGCTTCTTTCTTCGTGCGGCTGGTCAACAGAGCAGCAAGTAATCTTTCCTTTTTGTGGGTCAAAGTCCCACCTCCTTCCGCTTTTGGCCGGTTTTTGCCGGGAAAACTTGTCGTTCATGCTATTCACACCCCATACCAATAAGCTATGGCTTTGCAGATTTGCTCATATTCGGCACATGTGGCGGCCAGCTTACCAAGCTGTTGCTTTGCGTCCTCGTACTGCCGCCAACGTGCTGTCTTGCTTTTGGCGGGTGGCGGTAGGGCGGCAATGGCCTTTTCAATCAAGCCCATGACCGCACCTCCCATTTTCCAGCGTTGTCGACGAAGCGATTTACGGGGGCATACCATGCCAGTTCCGCCGTACCAGTACGCCCATGCCTGTTTTTAGCCACGTCGATGAAAAATTCCTGCGGTTCCGCTGGATTTCGTTGTGTTTCACTTTGTCCGTATTCGGGGCGATGCAGGAGCAAAACGCCGTCTGCATCTTGCTCGATTGCACCGGATGACCGAAGCTGTGAGAGTTTGGGGCGGGAATCTACGCTAGCGGTGGTGGCTTCACGGTTGAGTTGGCAGAGGGCAATAACCACACAATTCATGCGTTTGGCCATACGCTTCAGGTCGCCGGAAACCTGGGTGACGCGCTCGTATTCGCTCGCCCGCCTGTCTGCGGTGGACAAAAGCCCTAAGTAATCTACCATGACCACTTGAGCGTGGACATTCCGCGCCTGAATTTCCAGTTGCGGTACTGTCAGCGTTGGGACGGCCAGAATATGCAATTCCCGCTCTGCCAACACACCACAGGCGTTGATGATGGCAGCATCTTCCACCTCAGTGGTCTTGCCGAAAAGGAGCTTCCCGAAGGTGCAAGGGGCGGTTGAGAATGCCGCCACGCGGCGGGAGTTTAGTTCTTCGCCGGACATTTCAAGGGAGGCGTAGAGGACAGTTGTTTCCCGCGCTATCATATCGGCCAGAGCAATACCTAAGGCGGATTTGCCCACGCCGGGGCGGGCAGCAATGACATACAGGCCGCCTTGCGCGAAGCCTCCTAGGATGCCGTCCAGAGACGGGAAACCCGCTTTGACGGTCTTGCGCCTGCCCTCGTTGACCTCAGCGCGGAAACTCAGAAAGTCCCGTAGGCTGTCAAATGACGAACTTGCCGCATTGCTTCCCGATGTTTCAGACAAGCCGTCCAACGCCGCCCGTGCATCTGCCAGGAGCTGGGTCGTGTCCGCCCCCAGTGACAGAGAATCGGCCTGTAGCTTGTCGCCCAGCTCCCGCAGTTGCCGCCTCCGAAAGCCCTCTGTGACGGTCTGGGCGTATGCCTCCGCCCCGTTGCAGGATGGAACGGTGTTCTGCAGTCCACGAGGAAAGCGTTGTCCAAACCGGCCTCTCGCCCTACAGTCACGGGGTCAACTGGCTTGCCGTTATCCGCCAACTTGCAAGCCGCTGTAAAGGCCTTTCGGCACGGTTCACTTGCGAACGCCTCCGGGGTACTAATGCGTTCCCTAATTGTAGGCAGGCAGCGGGAATCAATCAGGAAGCAGCCGACGGCGCTGTATTCCGCTGTAGAAAAATCAAACAAGCGTTATGCCCCTCCCTTCATTGCCGCCTCAAAGGGGTCTTCCAGCGGCGCGAGGGTGTAGCCGCAATGTTCCAGCGCGGCGGGTGCCACAGTTGACTTTCCCTTGCTTGCCCAAGTTCGGACAGCTGCTTGCCATGACTTCATCGGGTTCCGCCCTACCTTCCAGCCTATGGCCTCGTAGTAGCTTACAAACCGCTCAGCATCCACATGATAGCCCTTTTCCTCACAGTAGGCCGCCACCATCGGAACCGTCGGAGGAACAAACCGCTTGCGTGCGGGCGGCTTGTCCGCCACATCCTTTGGAATAGGATTAGGATAGGACATGGAATGGATAGGAGGGGGATTCTGTTTAGTTTCGCTACATTCCGCTTCGTTTTGCTCACGCTCGCGGCCTTTTGCGTTCTGGGAATTTCCCTTGCAGATCTCAATATAGCGGTCTATCTGCCCTGCCACGGTTTGGAATGCCACGTCAACGGCTGGGTCATCCCCGGAATAAGTTTCCCCTCCGAACCGATACGCAAACGCTGCACGCATCAGCGCCCCAAACTGCGCGTCTGAAAATTTTCGGGTAATACTCACAATTTCCGGGAATAGCGTGAGCGTTTCTTGCTTCGGCCTCGCCATAAGTCACTGCTCCCTCGGTTCACGGCTCATGCGATCAAGCTGTTCCGCAAGCGCGGTGACATTGACCATGAATCGGTTCCCGACTTTGATTCCTGGGCAAGTCCCCGCTGCGACCATGAGCCTGATCCGATATTCCGGGAGAATTCCCGTCGCCGCGGTTTGGCGGATGGTTTTAAGTTCCAGCATAAAATTTCCTCCGTTATCTTACGAAAATGTTGACTTCCGTCTAATTAAATGATACAATAAAAACGCGAATAAATAAAACAGTTTTTAAAGTTTTTAAAGTTTAATTGGAGGTGCAAAATGTCTAGACCGAAGGGAGAAATTAAAGGTTTAAGGTGTAAAAGGTTGAAAGAGATAATCGAACGCGAGGGGGTTAAACAAAACCAACTTAGTGAAGAAACTGGCATATCACAGCAATCAATATCCGCAATGGTGCAAGGAAAAGCGAATGTTACAGAAACAACAGCAGAGATTATAGTGAAAAGATTTCCAGAATATAGTATAGAGTGGCTTTTAGGTTTTTCCGACTATAAAAACAACGCTGAGAAATTCAGAGCGGTCATTTCCCAAGCGCAGCATGAAGGGGATTTATTGTTAACAGGTTTATCCGCATTTGCACAGTTGGCAAACTATCAAATCGACGTAACTTCACCGATGAAGGAGATTGATACAGTCGAAGCGGCTTTGAAAATGATAGTAGGCGGTTATACAATTTCGCATGACGGTGTATCAATCAAACTTTCACTTGAAGAAATGAACGCTTTTGAAAATGAGGTGTGCGACTTTGTTGAATTGCAGCTTAAACACTTATTTAAGCGGAAAGGTGGACAATAATGGCTAACATTCAAGAACGCCGGGACAAGTCCGGCAAGCTGATTTCCTACTCCATCCGGGTTTTTCGTGGCCGTGGGGCTGATGGGAAGCAACTCAAGCCCTTTACAGCCACCTTTGATGTTTCCCCTACATGGACAGAAAAAAGCGCAAGAAAAAAGGCTGAGGCTTTCGCCGCAACCTTTGAAAAGCAGTGCAAAGAGGGAACCGCCACCGATACCCGCCAGACCTTTGCAAGCTACTGCGATTATGTAATTGACCTGAAATCCCAACGGGGCGTGAAGCACTCCACCACCGTCAGGTATAGGGAACTGACCACCCGGATTTATCCCGCTATCGGGCATATCAAATTGAAAGACTTGCGGGTTGACCACCTGAATACCCTTTACACCGATTTGTCAAAAAATGGCATAAGAAAAGGCGGTGAACGCGCCACCGCCAAAATAGACCTTGCTGCCTACCTGAAAGAAAAGAAACTGAGCCGGGCGAAGATAGCCGAAGATTCCGGCCTTGCCGCTTCCACTGTTTCCGCTATGGTCAAGGGGAAGCCCGTCAGCCTGCAAGTGGCTGCCGCTGCTGCCGGGGCTATGGGGGTCAAGCTGGAAAAAGTGTTTACCATTGAAGCGGACAACCGCCCGCTGTCCGCAAAAACAGTGCAGGAACACCACCGGCTGATCTCCACCGTTCTGGAACAGGCAGTAAAAGAGGGGCTTGTACCGTTCAACGCCGCCAGCCGTGCCGATCTGCCCAAAGTAGAGCGTAAAGAGGTCAACTATTTCCAGCCGGAACAGGTGGCGGCTATCCGGGAAGCGTTGGAGCAGGAGCCAATCAAGTGGAAATGCCTTGTGCATCTGTTTCTCATTACGGGCGCACGCCGGGGCGAAATCCTCGGTCTGAAATGGGATAAGGTAGACTTTGAAGCAAACAGAATTTATATTTGCAGCAGCATCCTGTATTCTCCCGATATCGGGATTTACGAAAGCACACCGAAGACGGAACGGTCGAAACGGTTCATCGCCCTGCCGGTGGAAACGATGCAGCTTCTGCGAAAATACAGAACATGGCAGACCGCCGAACGCCTCCGTCTGGGGGAATACTACGGCAATCAGGACTTTGTTTTTGCTCAGGACAACGGGAAGCCCATGCACCCGGATACGGTCACGGACTGGTTGAAAAAGTTCGCTGTCCGCCACGGGCTGCCGCACATCAACCCCCATGCGTTCCGCCACACAATGGCCTCCATGCTGTATTTCAACGGCGTGGACAGCGTCAGCATTTCCAAACGCTTAGGACACGCTCAGGTTTCCACCACTGCCAACATTTACGCCCATGTGATGGAAGCAGCAGACCAACAAAACGCGGAAATTCTATCGGAAATATTTTTGAAGAAAGCGTGA